GGGGTTGTTGCATCATCTGCTGTTGATACTCCAGACGCTTCTGGGTATCATACTCTACACCGCGATAAACTACTTTAGACATTAGGATTTCCTCCAGAATGAGATTTTTAGGCCCCGTTCCTTCGGGCGGTTTGCGTTCGCTATTTGCGAATAGCGAATGAACGTCCCGTTCCGCCGTCCTACTTGCGTCCAGTTTCCTGGATGAACGTAAGGTTATTATAAACCTGTTGCTCTATATAGGCAAATAGTTTTGTAAAATGTGATACAATTTTTAATCTCTCTGTCTCCAGTCATCTGGTTTATCTCCAGAAAAAAAATCGATTATATCATCTGCACTAGTAAATCCTGTTCGATGATTTGATGGGTCTGGATCACCTAGATCCAAAGCATTCATAAAATCATCGAGACTACCTTCTTGCATATTAGGATTAGCTGCACGGCGTCTTGCTTGTCTTAAAAGAGTTGCCGCTGAACGATTTGCCTTCGCTAATTTTTCTGCCCATATCATATCACTTAACTCTACAGATTCGCCTTGTACAATTCGTTCACAGATTGCTTCAAGGCGAAGACGGTATTGAGTAGAGAGCATATACTTCTCCAGATATAGTGTATTTAGTTAACGCTCGATATAACTCAAGGTATGATCTTGAGCGTAAAGTTGATGAATGATCATATCACATCCAATCTTTGGATTACAATCGCCGCAAGTATAAACGTCAACTGCTGCTTTACCTTCTTCAGGCCAAGTATGAATACTAATATGACTTTCAGACAACAAACAAATTACAGTGACTCCTTGTGGTTCGAACTTTTTTGAAATGGTTTGAACCACAGTAGCTCCACTTGCAATTGCTGCATTTTCTAGTAAGTCTATAAGACAACGTTCATCATCCAAAAGAACAAATGAACATCCATATAGATTAAGTAAATAATGTTTTCCCATTTATCATGGATTCTCCTGTGCTTCTTTAATTAATTTGCTTACATAATTTTCGGTTCCATCTAAAGTTTTGACTTCAAAAATAGGGGACCTTTGATATTTTTTTATCTTCTTATATTTCTTTAGAAGTTTTTTTACTTCATCTTTGTAAATAGCAACTTCTATTTTCTCTTCACTAAATCCTTCGCTCATCTTTTTTTCTTTTTATCTGGTTGCTTATATCCCCAAAGTTTAGGGTTGGTTCTTCCATATCCAAAATCAATTTTTTCAACTACACCAGGACCATACTTGTCATAGTACATGTCAAAAATACGAACTCTAGATCCTCTGACTAAATCTAGTTTTTCTGTTCCATCAACGTTGTACCAAATTAAATATGCATCGTTTGGAAAAGAAGAATCTTTTGCTTGTTCTAGAGAGATATCTTGGAGTAGGATATCGCATCCATAACTACTAGGCAGAATATTTCTTTCTTCTTTTGCATAATCTGCCATATCTTTCTCCGTGATTGCTGTGACTGTCATGAACGGCCACCCCATTGAATGTCGGGATATGCCTCCTTAACATTTTCCAAAGTGATTTTGTATTTATCTGAAAGACGCTTATCTTTCGTAAAAATTAACAATTCTGCTTCTTTTGGATGAAGACCGCGAAGAAGATTGATAAACATCATTTCTCTACGAATGGTAGAGAGTGAATCGTTTCCTCCTTTGACATAATGATAAAGGTTTTGATACTCCTTACGAAGAGATGTGCGACCTCTACCATCTAGATCTTGTCCTGTTGCTGATGCACCACCAGCTGCTTCCCTCTGAATATTCTCAGAAAGAGTTCCAGAATAAACTGTTTGATCTCCAGCATCTGCATAAGGAACATCTCCTTCTGGAAGAAGACTGATCACAGTTTCATCAAAATTCCAAATCAAAATTGATTTGAGTGAATCGTGTTCATAGGTTTTTAGAACTTCAACTTTTTTTGAATTCGTTCTTTGCTTTGAAGCAAGTTCTAAAATTTCAAAAACAAATGGATTTGTAGGAAGTGTTTCGATTGGTTTCTCAGTCGTCTTCCTCGTCTTCGTCGTAGTCATAATCGTTTTCAAATCTCACAGCTAAAATTTCGTCGGGTATTACATTCCCATTTGAATCAAACATCTCTGGGTGTGTATACACTGGTTGAGTTTGGTAGAAGTGTTCTTTTGCCAACCATCCTACTACTCCTCCTACAAAAAAGAACATAATCGAAACTAATGTTCCTATGGTTAGAGTTACTGCTAACATCTTTTTTCTCCAGAGAATTTATTTTTTCTTTATATCAAAATGAAAATCGATAAAGAAATGAAACTCTCTGTGGAAGAGAGAGATCATCTTACCAAACTTCACTTGAAAAGTTTTTGGCCTTTCTGATCTTCTCCTCCTATTGCGTAGTAATAACTCAACACCCCTATTAATTTGGGGTTCGTTTTTATTTAGTTTGCTTTTTGCGCCGTCCAGGTCTTTTGTCATGACTATATTTCCATGCATCCTCTAAGATGCCATACAAGTAATTTCTGATTTTTCTTGCTTGAGGTTTTGGAATATGTCCATAACCCTCACGAAGTTGTTTATGAATTTCATCAGAACCACCTTCAAGATAATCATCAAGGTCCATTATAAGATTGTTTATTTCATTTGCAATTGAACTTTCAATAAACTCTTCAACCTCAGATCTTTTTGTTCCACGAACTTTCAAGTAATCATAAAACTTTAGAACAAATTGCCCATTGAAAGCATAGTCAATAGCTTTCTGAACATCGCCGCAAACTTCGTGAAAATTATTATCCATTAAACTAGATTTTGCTCCTTAAGGTATTGAACAGTATCTGTACATCCACCAATATGTTTGTCATCGACAATAACTTGTGGAAATGTGGAACCTTGACCAAACTCCGCATAAAATTCTTCGCGGGTAAAGTCTCTATTCAATTTGTAGATCACATGCTGCAACTCTGCTAACTGTAGCACCTGTTGGACCTTTGTGCAATATGGACAACCATCTTTTGAATAAACTGTAAACTTCATATCTTTTTTATCGTTTTGAATTTTATTTAGTAAAAATAATTGAGGCCAAGTATCTCTAATGATCTCAGCAAGTTTATATGGTGTTTCCGAACTGATCATTAAAAAAGGAGGGTTTCCCCTCCCAGTATATCACAGGGCATTACCTCTAGGCAAGACTTCCTCAGGGAACACAAAGTTCTCATGAGGTTGATCAACAGGAGCCATCCAGGCACGAAGACCTTCATTCAAGAGAATATTCTTAGTGTAGAAGGTTTCAAATTCTGGATCTTCTGCTGCTCTAATTTCCTGACTAACAAAGTCGTAAGCACGAAGATTGAGAGCAAGACCGATAATCCCGATAGAAGATGTCCAGAGACCCATGACGGGAACAAAGAGCATAAAGAAATGTAACCAACGCTTATTACTAAAAGCAATGCCGAAGATTTGAGACCAAAATCTGTTCGCAGTGACCATACTATAAGTCTCTTCCTCTTGCGTGGGTTCAAAAGCTTTAAAAGTGTTTGCTTGATCGCCATCTTCGAAAAGTGTATTTTCTACTGTAGCACCATGAATTGCACAGAGTAGAGCACCACCTAGAATACCTGCTACTCCCATCATATGGAAGGGGTTGAGGGTCCAGTTGTGGAAACCCTGAAGGAACAGCAGGAACCTGAAGATTGCTGCCACACCAAATGAGGGTGCGAAGAACCAACTGGACTGTCCCAGAGGATACATCAGGAAGACGCTCACGAAGACCGCGATGGGTCCAGAGAATGCGATTGCGTTGTATGGACGGATGCCCACCAGGCGGGCGATCTCGAACTGACGCAGCATGAAGCCAATCAGAGCGAAAGATCCGTGAAGCGCCACAAAAGTCCAGAGTCCCCCAAGTTGGATCCAGCGGACGAAATCTCCCTGAGCTTCAGGACCCCATAGGAGTAAGAGAGAATGTCCGAGAGCATCAGCAGGAGTAGAAACAGCAGCAGTAAGAAAGTTACACCCCTCAAGATATGAACTCGCAATGCCGTGGGTGTACCAACTGGTAGCAAAGGTGGTTCCTGTAAGCCAACCGCCAAGAGCGAGATAAGCTGTAGGGAAAAGGAGAAGGCCAGACCAACCGACAAAAACAAACCGATCACGCTTAAGCCAATCATCGAGAACATCGAACCACCCCCTTTGTTGAATTGGTTGTGAAAGTGTAGATGAAACCATAGTTTACTTTACCTTATCGTAGATTGTAGTGTCACCATAGTCGCGGTGAATTTTATAACCAACAACTGCACCTTTAGTATTCATAAGTGCAGGCATAAAGACGATTGTGAAAAATACTGCAGGAGCTCCAATGAACAGAGCAGCAACGATCACATAATAAGTCAGCAGTTCAATAAGGTCGGGCATAATAAAACTTTACAATTGTGTAGAAAAGAAAAGGGGTCCGAAGACCCCTTGATTAGATTGTAACTCGTATCAACCGATTGCAGGTGCGGTGAGAGCAACAGGAGTTGACTCAGCAGCAGCAAGGTCAAGAGGGAAGTTATGAGCATTTCGTTCGTGCATCACTTCCATGCCCAGACCAGCGCGGTTCAGAACATCTGCCCAGGTGTTGATTACTTTACCCTGACTATCTACGATAGATTGGTTAAAGTTGAAGCCATTCAAATTGAAGGCCATCGTGCTCACTCCCAGAGCAGTGAACCAGATGCCAACCACGGGCCAGGCAGCAAGGAAGAAGTGCAGTGAACGTGAGTTATTGAAGGAAGCATATTGGAAAATAAGGCGACCAAAATAACCGTGTGCAGCTACAATGTTGTAGGTTTCTTCTTCTTGTCCGAACTTGTATCCATAGTTTTGGGACTCGTTTTCTGTGGTTTCACGAACCAGGGAAGACGTAACCAGACTTCCGTGCATAGCACTAAACAGAGAGCCACCAAATACCCCAGCAACGCCGAGCATATGGAAGGGATGCATAAGAATATTGTGTTCAGCCTGGAAGACGAGCATGTAGTTGAACGTTCCAGAGATTCCAAGAGGCATTGCGTCAGAGAAGGAACCTTGACCGAAAGGATAGACAAGGAACACCGCAGAAGCAGCAGCAACAGGAGCGGAGTAAGCAACACAGATCCAAGGACGCATCCCCAGACGATAAGAGAGTTCCCACTCACGACCCATGTAAGCATAGATACCGATGAGGAAGTGGAATACAACGAGTTGGAAAGGACCACCGTTGTAGAGCCACTCATCTAGAGAAGCAGCTTCCCAGATGGGGTAAAAGTGCAGTCCAATAGCATTGGACGAAGGGATAACAGCACCAGAGATGATGTTGTTTCCGTACATGAGTGAACCAGCAACTGGTTCACGGATTCCATCGATGTCCACAGGGGGAGCACCGATGAATGCGATGATGAAACAAGTTGTAGCAGCAAGAAGGCAAGGCACCATCAATACACCAAACCACCCCACATAAATGCGGTTGTCTGTGCTAGTAATCCAGTTACAAAACTGTTCCCAAGTATTTGATTGTCGTTGTTGTGAAATTGTAGCAGT